GAGAACATGGCCCGTCAATTCTTTGTAGTCGATACTAAATATCTCATCCCGTGTAACCTTGACAGCACAGTTCTGGTAGTACAGGTAAGCCTCGTCTGGAGTGTCAACCATAAACTCAGGCTCAATCTTTGCAACATAATTTAAGAATGTCTCTTGAAAGAACTTAGTGTTCATAGCGAAGAAATTATATATAGACATGTCGTCTATAGCCAACAACTTCTCTAGCACAAAGTCCTTTATCATGTCCTCGTTGACATCGCTGATGGTGTTGTTGACAACTCTAACAAAGACAAAGTTGTTTGATCCAACTGGGTAGTACTTATAGAATCCATTGTTTTGTAAGTACATCCTAAATAAATGTGGGACCAAGTCAACCTTGCCCTTGCTAGATTTTGTCCAAAATTCATCTTCATCAATGGTAACGAACTCCGATCCATCTACCTCAGATGCTGGGGTACCATTTAGTATCTTATTCTTTATGGTGGCAATCTTTTCAGAATCCTCAAAGAACTTAGTATTGAATGATGCCTTGTTTCGATATGCACTAGATACTATTTGTGGTATCTCTCTAGCCATATCACCAGCCGTGTCATAAGACATAAGGACTAATGTTGATAACGACTCTGAAATTCCATACTCGTTGTGTGCAGAGGCTAGTATGTATAGGTTATTATTTCTCGACCCACTGACCATGCCATAGTTCTTCTCCCACCAGATAGACAGCCTCTTTGTGATGTCGTCCTCGTTTACGATAGTTATTGTTTTTACTAATGGCTTTTTATATTCTGGGTCCTTCTCCATCTCATACCACACCAAAGACAATTCATTAACATAGATGTCAGGGTCATAGGACTCATAACACACCCTGCTTATGTTCTTGCAAGACACGTCAAACTCCTTGCAAAAGAAATGCTTCTGTAACGACAGAAAATATTTCTTATGATTCATCGGGTCTTTTGGTATGCGGACCAACGCCTTTAAACCATCACCAGATGGAGAAGTAAACACAGAGTATACATACTTATCGTTTATCAATTCTAATCTTTTGTCCTCTATGTTTCCATCAAAGCCATCGAAGTCTAAACAAATAAATCCACTGTGATCAACGATAGAGTTGTCTGCCCTCTTAGAGAAGGTGCCAGAAAAACAGATCGCTGGCAACAACTTCTTCTTCTCGTTACGCATGTCTTTGTTTGTCTCAGACCTGACTAACTCAACGATGTCCTTTGACTTGCCAGATCTTATCCTGTCTAATGCAACATTGATGTCACGGTAGAATGGAGAAGATGTATCACTGATTGATTTAAAGTATGTTATCATTTATTACATTTTATTAATTAGATAATTCTTCACTATATTCTACATTACCAATCGATATTAAATCCAAATCGGCAAATCGGCTTGAGGAGTATCCATGCCAAATTAAACCATTTTTAGTAGTTCCTTTGTTCCTTATTCCAGATATAATAAACACCCTCTGTTCATAAGAATTTATAAATTCATTCATGACACGGTACTCCCTACCATTCACAACTTCTGCCCCCTCTGGCAATTTTTTATCATTAATACAAACTACTTTCTTCATGTTAGTCTAAGTTTAAGTTATGTTCATTTAGTATATCTCTTATAGCATCTCTTATCTTATCAGCCATGTCCATCTCTTCAGATGTAGCTTCTCTTCTTTCAAAGGAACCATGCTTTGTTGCACTTCTAAGAAGTTGGTCTAGTTCAAACATGGCCATTTTCCACTTGTATCCATCTAAGGCCGTCCTTGCATCGTCTTGCTCTTCAAATTCATACTCAATTATTACTTTCATTTGTCCAGTTTTTTAGTTAATAAACTATCCCTATATGCTATCTCTTTATCAATTAGTTCAAGGTGCCAATCATCTCCACCATAGTCAAGTACTGCATGTAGGTAGTCGTCATCCATGTCAGCTATAGCTATCCAAGTTAATGGTGTTTCACCATACTTACCTCTGCTACCTCTTACTGCATATTTTCTAACAATTTCAAAGTCATCATCTGCATAGACATAATGAGTTTCAATCTTATCCATGTCCATTGCACCATACCTTTCATACTCGTTACCACCATCTGCCATAGCATCATTGGGGCAACCACAGGTTACATAGTCATGTCTGTGTCTACTTACTAATACCTTGTTACACTCAAGGCATTTTACTGAGTTATATACTATCTGTCTCATCTTATTCTGATTTAAAGGTTTCGTTGTAGTATCTATCACCATCTCCATCACAATGTGGCTCACCATTAAAAGCATCCATTATCTGCTCCTTCTCCATTTCTTTTGCTTGTTCAATAAAATAATCTGCATTAAATAATTCATCTAATTTCATTTGCTCAACCAACCATTCTACTGCTGTTTGTTTCATATCTTTTTTATTTAATTAAACTGTCCCATATATTAGCTAAATTTGTGACAAATAGGTATTAATAGCTAACATATTAGTTACATTCCATTTTTTATCATGTTTAATACTTCTTGTCTTTCTTCATCTGTTAGTTTAACAGGTAGCTCATACTCATCATTGTTCTCCAACCTGCACTGCTCAACCTCTTCCCATAATGACTTAACATCATAACATATTGGTTCTCCGTCATTAGTAGTTGCTTGGTCAATTGTTCCAAGAGGGTCTCTCTCCCATAGATACCAAGCAATCCAATCTGCTCCCTCTTTACCATAGTAAATCTCTAATAAAATATTTATTACTGTGGTGTAATCATCTGAGTAATTAATAAGGTCTACATCTAATACATACAATGCATGTTCTTTGTCTGATTGTTTCCTAAGTCTATTTAGGATTTCTGTAAATACTTCTAGTTTCATAGTTTCTCTATTTCTTGTTTAACTTCATTCCAATACTGTTTAAATGGATTAGGCAACATAACATTATCCATTTCTAAAATAATCTCATCAACTGCTATTAATGCACATTGTTTGCTCCAATAATTTCTTTTTTCAATATTAGATTGGAATAAACAATACCAATAACTATCGTATAAATCTTTTGCTTTTTCTTTTGGTGTCATAGTTTTGTTTAAATTGTTATAGTTAATTGGTTTAATTCCGTTTATGTAAAATATATGTGACAAAAATGATGGTTTTTGTAAACTTTATTTAGCGTTATCCCTGTAGTCTATTACAAATCCAATAGCCACAATAATGTTCATGCCACAGGACATTAGTATCTCATGGATGTCAGCATATACATTTAAAGATAGGTGTACATGACCTACCATCCAAAAAGGTATGGACAAGTTTTGGCTTATCCATACCAATAAGAATTTACCAAGGTTGTACACCTTCAACGCAGAAGTTACTACCAACGTATGCACTCATCCACACACTTTGATCGAAGCAGAACTTCTTCTTGTTGCCTGAGCAATCGTTCTCTATCTCTAGCCAATAACAACCATCTGTTATTCCATCGTTAACAATAGCACCACAAGTTGTAGGGTTACACGTAATGTCCTCCTTAGTGCAAGAACTTAAGGTAGCAATTATTACTACCACAATCATCATTATTTTTTTCATTTTGTTTTATTTTAATTGTTATACAATAATTCTTTTAAAATCCTATTTTCTTCTAGCAATTCATGGCACGACTCAGCGTCTTTGTACATGAAAATACTGGCAAGTAGACCCAATGATAATCCTATTATTATTCCCATAAAAGCGAAAATATATTCAGGCCTTTTGTCTTTTTCTTCTTCCAATTTAATGATTCTTCCCTTAATTATATCTTTCATTTGATTTCTTTTTTTAATCGTTCAACGTATAAAACTGCATCCATCAGCTCCTCCTGTAGATGTTTAATCCAATCTAATGTACTTAAATCTGTTCTGTCAAGTGTGGTGTTGTATTTTTTGATTCCAGATGTCGATCTTTCTTTGAATGATTCTATTACTGAATCTACAATACTATCTTGACCCATGTTCCCATGGCTTAAGTTTGATTCCCATTTCATTTAATTAAATTTTAGATTTTTAAAAAAGGGTAGGCTACCCCATAAATACCTACCCAGAGCTTTTTCCAATTATGGTTGGTTAACCTCAGAAACTCTAACTGAACCTATGACTTATCAGATTGGTCGTTCACATCTAGCCACATACCAATGTAAAATGGCATAACAACCCAACCCGAAATAATTGATAAGATTAAAAGCATGAAGAACTCATATGCTGTCGCTTGGTTTTTAAACGACACACCAAATGTAAACGTCCCCGAAAACAAAAGGTAAAATAATAGCCACTCCATTAGAATGGTAGGTCCTCCTCGACCTTCTCTTCAGGTGTTGATGCTTCTGCCGTCTCTTGTGTGGTCTCAATTCTCCAAGCCTCAAGTGTGTTGAAGTACTTCACATCACCTGTTGGACTCGTCCACTCTCTACCACGCAAATTGAATGACACCTCTACAGACATACCCTCCTTCAAATTGGTTAGCTCGTCACACTTGTCTTGCATCACTTGAAATGAAATTTGTTGTGGGTACATGTCATCAATAGATGTTAGTACAAAATCACGCTTGCGAAACTTGTCATTGATAACATTCGTCTCGCCAATCATCTTAATTGTTCCTTTAATTTTAAACATTTTTGTTTTTTAATAAATTAGAATAAAAAATTGCATACTTCTCGGCAGTAGCTAACCGTTTGTCCATCTTGACAATATCTTTATCTGTAAGTTCAACGCTAAACACAGTGGCTCTCAAGTTGTCGTCTAGGTGCTCCATGTAGTGTAAGCTATCGTCCTCATAATCAGGTTTTAACTCTTCTGGAGTCGTGGTGAGAATAAATGCTACCTCGCCATGTCTCCAATCGTCTCCCGTCATCTTACTCATAATGTATAGGTAATGTTTTACCTGCCACTCATAGTTTGGGTCGTATGCCTGCTCAACCGTCTTGGGAAAAGTCTTTTTCGACCAAGAGGACTTTATGTCGATTATCTTTTTATTGTCACACTTT